TACGTATTATTACATTTTTTTCTCTATTGAGCGATAAATTTCTACGCCTTCGTCGGTTTTGAAGAATGCTGCCATTGCTGAGTATGGATTTTCATCAAAAGGAACTGTCATAAGCTTTCTATCATTACTTCCCCAATGGAATGTTCTTTGATCCTGTGACAATCTAATTATGCCTTCTTCTGTTGCTTTGATAGCAAAGTTTCTTAATCCAACATTTTCATCATTTGCAAGTTCAATAAACAATTGAGGATTCTTTTTAGCAAATAACATTAAGTCTCGTTTAAGTTCTTTAGAACTCATTTTACTAACCTTAGATCCTAACTCAACACGTAGGATTGCTTCCGCTTGATCAATATCCATTTCTTTAGCGGCTATTAAAGCATCTAACTCCATTTCCATTTCTTCAAGATCATCAACAGCATCAGCTTGCTCATCTAGTTCTTTGTATACTTTATTTAAACTTGGGTGATACAGAGATAATAATTTCTGTAAGTTTTGTTTTTCTTTAGGAACGAATAAAGTTCCATCTTTAAACATTATGTGACCTAATGTAACTTCTCCTTTTTGTTCTTTTACAAATGGCGAGTTTTGATTAGTAGCATAACGTAATTCTTTTTGTTCGCCAATTTCTTTGTCAAACCATAATAATGGACTATGCGACTTGTGTTTTGATTTCATCATATATGTTAATGGAGCTGGCCCTATTAAATAATAATTTCTATCTTTTACTTCCCACTTGTTTACAGTCTTTTCTTTTACTTTTGGTTTTTCAATTACTGGTTCATCAATTGTTTCTTCTACCTCTTTTTCAAAATCGTTTAGAGGTTCAATATATTCTTTTTTAACAGCTACTGTTTTAGCTATTGGTTTTTTAGCTTCTGCCATGATATAATATGATTTAATAAATTAATTAAGAGTAAAAACCGCCCCCGTAAATTCAACGAGGGCAATTTCTACATTTTTTGTTATGCTGGAGTTGTTGTAGTAGTAAATAACACAAAGTTATTTGCTCCTTGAACGCATAAACATCTTTCTGATAAGAAGTGTACTTCCATAGCGTCTAATGCAGAAGTTTGAGCTCCAACAGATCCTGTGATCCAGTGTTTCATTCTTCTATCATCATATTGAGAAGCGCGGTATCTTACGTGTAAGAATGGTCTACGGATATTAGTTCCTAAGATTTCATCGTACACTGTAGAAGTCCCAGCTGGAACTAATAAACCAGAAATAGAACTATTAGCCAATGCTCCACGAGTAGATGCATCATTTAAATATTTCCAGTCAGTTTTGTAGAAATCGTAAGATCCTCTTCTAAATCCAGAGAATCCAAGATTCAATGCCATTTTTTCTGAGTTTTCAAATAAACCATAAGATGTACCACCAGCTCCATAAGAGTTCATAGATGCTAACATATCATCAATCAATAAAGACATTTGACGGTTGTTAAAGATCATGTTTTCTTCAATAGCTCCTTGAGTATCTAAGTTTTTTAGAATAGTATCAAAGTCAGTTAAATCTCCTGAGAAATCAGCAACTTGGTTTCCTCTTTCTTTAACAGCAGCAAATAAACCTTGAGTACCTTTTATATTTAAACTTGTTAATGCGCTATTAGTAGCAAGTTCACCTTCTACAACAGCCATTTCTAAGTAATCTTCAAAACGTAAACGTGTTTCAGACTCTGCTTTAAGGAACCATAGGAAACCATCAGCACCTTCTTCAGTTGTAATTTCTACCCATCCAATTTGAGCCGTATCTGAACCGTTAACAACGTATTTAGATTTAATTATAATTGGAGAATTACTATATTGAGTAAATGATGGCTGAACAGATGTTAATGTATCATCTGGTGTTCCTTTTTTGAATTCAGAACCATACACAAATATTTTAAGATCTGTTGTATCAATACCGGTCCATGCAGCAGTAAGGTATGGAATAGCTGTTACAGTTAATCCGCTAACTGCGCTTACATAAGCTTTAGCTTCTTGCCCATCATTGTCAATAACAACAATTGTTTGACCAACTGATATTACATTCTCAACACCCGCAACTGTAGGTATTGTTAAAATGTTAGTTGCTCTAGTAACACCTGTATAAGCAATGTGTAAACGGTTTTGTTCTGACCAAACAACTTGATCTGAAGTCATAGGCATCTCTGCCCCTACCATTCTTAAAAATCCAGATAACGTTCTGTTTCCATAACGCTCTACTTCTTGCTCATAGATCTCTGGTAAATATTGTTGAGAGAAGTTTTTTCCACTGCCATCAGTGAAATTTAAATAGTTTGATTCTAATGTCTGTGGCTTCTGAGAAGGCACAATAGATCCAAAAAACGGATCCGGTGTAAATGTTGACATAATTTTTTACTTTAAGTTATTTTTTTAATTTTTAGTTTGTTAGAATCCATGCCGTTAATTGCTTTGATTTTTATGCCATTTACAAATAAACTTTCCGGAGCACTGGTTCGCGGTGTGGTGCTAACATTATTAGACTTAGCCATTATTTCCTTAACAGCATCCGCTTTGCCTTGTTCGTAAATTTGTTTCATAATTGTCTCAGAATTATCGGCAACGTACATAGCTTTATGATACCCTTGAACATCTACAACTTCACCCTGATCGTTTAAGAACTTCTTAACTAGGTTAGAAATATCCGATTGTTTATCAATAACTGCATTGGTATTTGGTATATTATACCTTAATGTTTTTTCACCTAAGTTGAAATCAAAACCTTTGAAATCATTGGTAAATAACTTTCTGGTATCTTCTTTGAATTTACCATGCAATTGCTCTGAACGTTTTTCGTCCTGTTTGTATCGGTTAAAAAAATCATTAGCTTCTTGTTGTTCTCTGTTAACTGATGGCCTCAACTTGATTTCATCATAATACTTTAACTTTACATCTTCCAAGAATCTTTTTGCTTTTTCTACCTCTTCTTTAAATTCGAGTCTTTTTTTCTTGATGTCTCGATCATCGTCTTCTTCTTCGTCATAACTAAATTTTTCTTCCATGAGAAACTGAATCTCATCGTCGTCTAAATGTGGTCTTGACTTTCTATAGTATTCTTTTATTAGTGTTTCGCTTTTTATATTCGAGTAATCTACATTTAACCTCGAGTAATCATCTATTGTGCCCCCAGTTTCTTTCATAAAAGCAATAAGCTTCTCTATGTTTTCTGGTAGAGGTTCTCCTGATGTTTTTGCTTCTGCAACAATTTCATTTAATTCAGCAACCGTTTCAACTTCTGTTTGCGGTGCTGCAATCATTTCAATTATTTCTTTTTCTTTACTTTCGGTAACGACTTCAGCGACTTCGTTTCCTTGGACCACTTCTTGCAATCCCACTTCGGACTGTTGGCTGCCCAACACGCTTTCATTTGTGCTTTGCTCTTGAATGGCATCTTGTTCTTTTTTAGCTTTTAAATTTACTTTTGTTACCTCATTAGGCTTGCTTAACTTCCTTGGGGTTTTAATTTTAAATTCCCCTTCTTGTTTAATTTCTGACATAATATAATATTATAAAATTGTTAATGTAATCTATTCTCCAAACAAATCAAATCCTAGCCCGTTCATTACATCACTACCCGAGGATTCAAAATCTTTTGGCATTGATTGGTTTTGTCTTTGATCTATTAATTCACTTTGCTGAGTACCTTGCATTTTTATTCTTTTATCTTTTCGGTCCTCAATTTCTTTTATTTTGTTTTGCTGTTGTGATAAAGTCATTTGAGCAAGTTGAGCATTATAATTAAATTCTTCTGCCATTAACATTCTTTTGAATTCCATTTCTGATTGCATTCTTTGGATTTCAAATTGTGATTTAGCTTGTTCTATTTGTATTTGTGTTTGAGCTAAAGCTTCTTGCTTTTGCACCTCAGCCATTGCTGATTTTTCAGCTAACTCAGCATTTGCCTGTGCTTGCGCTTGAATATTTTGTTGTTGTTGTTCTTGCTCTCTAGCTATTTTTTTCTTTCTTTTATATTTAAGTGACTGATTAGCAAGCTTTAAATTTCTTATTTGCCTAATGTCAATTGCGTCTTCTAAGTCTATGCCTCCTGATTGCAATGCTACTTGTATGTTTTGTTCAAGTTGTGCTTTTTCTTCTTCGTCTGGTTCTAATTCTAAATAGATGCCAAAATCATGAAGATTCAAGTTAGATATTTCTCTTAGTGTTTGTACATTAAATGTAGATATACCTTCTGTTAAACTATTTGCTGTTAACGGATAATTTAATGACTCCGCTGCTTTTAAAGATATATTTTCACATAATCTTAATGTTAAATATAAACTTGACTGTACAATGTGCCTTGTAGCTGTATTAGAATTTGCCGCAGCTAATTTTTGTAAACCAACTAAAGCATTAGGATCAGGCGTACTACCGTCTCTTGCTTCATTTAATCCAGTAACATCACGTATCATTTGTAAATAATATTGATATGTAGCTATAAGGGATTGTATTTTAGCATTACCATTAGATGATTGTAGTTCTTGTATTGGCATCCTAGCGCCGTTCTGGCCGCCATCTTGATTCATTGATCTACCAACTATACTACCTGTTTGGAAATACATACTAAGTGCTTCCGCTGCATTATAATTTGTACCATTACCAAGATCTACTTCCGCTAAACTATCTACGTCCACAAATACACCGTCAGGTACAATCTTAGATAATACTTGCTGCAATTTTAAATGCGTTAGTTGGATCATATCAGCAAAGCTCATGCACCTGCTTACAAGTGATTCTATTCTGCCGCGGTACATTCTAGGAGCGCATATAGCATAATTCATTTCAACCTTTGTTGTATCCGCAAATGGGCGTGTCATGAACTCACTCATTTCCCATTTTAACATTTTTTCTTTGCCTAATATTTTTACGCCAGAGTATAATACTTCTATTGATCTAGATACTCTCTTGAACGTATCATTTTCAGGTGGATTAAACCCATCATCCTTTTCTATTGCTTTCTCTAAACCTGAATCAGTTTGTTTAATTTTAAACACCTGATCCATAAATGTTTTATATTCAAAATACAATACCTGAACATTACTTGAGTCGTAACTTTGCGCATAATATGTATTCCTATAATTAGTATCTCCAGGAAATTTTTCAATCTCTAAAAGATCTTCCTCTGTTAAACTTGGAAATTGTTTTCTAAGTTCTTCAAAACTAATAGTTTTAACTTCGCCTACATAATATATGTCTTCGAAGTTAGGGTCTTCCGTATATGAGTACACTAGATTAGCTGGATCAACATATTCTAACTTAATACCCTCTGCTTTATTCCAACTTGTTTTAGCTGCTCCTATACCTAATGTAGTTAAATCGTAATTTATCTTTCTGTTAAGTAATTCGTATTTATTTCTAGCTAATGTATTATTTATAACTTCTTCCGCGGCTTCTTCAACAGCTTCTTTATATGTTAACTGTAAACGTAGCGATAACTCATCAGTGTCTTCTGGCAAATCATCTGGGTTTGGAGAATTAAATAGGTCTGCCCCTAAATTATTCTTTATATCCATAAGCATATCTTTTGCCATCATATCTCTTAATATGCCTGAAGCATAATCTGTTTTTTTCTTTACAGAAACAGGATCTTGAGCATAAGCTTTTATTTCGTAACTTTTACTTGATATACCATTTACAACAATATCAACAAACTTAGGCAATACAGGTATTGGTTTCCAATCTAAATTTAAGTAAGACAAATCGCCATTAACTGACAATTCATCTTTATATTTCTGTACTGGTTGTTCCCCTCTAGCATATAACCTTAGTAAGTGAAACTGATTCCAATTAGCACTCCATCTGTCGCCACCAATTCCCCCATTACGATTGCCTCTAAACCATTCGTTCTCAATTGCTCTACCGACCGCTGCTCCGTACTCTAAGCTGTTCTTTACAGCAGTAGGTACTACTTGACTAGGGAATGTGCTATTATTATTTGTATAAATCATTTATCTTATTATTTGCGAACTATTACCTGTGTTGTTAAATCTTTTAAAGTTTAATGGAACCACTTGTCTTTGTATTGGATTTGATGGATAGTATAAATGCCTGTTACACGCCATTATAGCTAATCCTGAGCTTATCGAGGCATCATGCTTAGTTCTATTGTTTATATTAAACTTAGCCCAGTCCTCCAATGTTCTTTGAAAATACATATCACCATATCCGTCTTCTTTTAATCCAACGTAGTTTTCTATGTATGTTTCAATTGCTGCAGCGTGAGCTTGCATTATATCTTGCGATGAATTTGGTATCCCCCCAACTTCACGTTCAAATGGTGATAACTTATTATAGACTTTATCTGGTCTATTAATAGAGTAACCCCTATATCCTCTTCTCTTTATATGATATAATAATCTTGGTTTATTATTCTCTGCTAATATAGGCATACCGTAAAATACCATAGCCATAAGAACTTCTTCAAAAAATATCTCAGATGTTTGAGGTCTAGCTATATACTCTAAAAAAAATCTATTAGGAGGTACGTCTTCCATAGAGAATTTAGTCAATCCTGATAAGGACCCATTAGATGCTCTTGTATCTACTGTTCCAGATATATCATAACTATCACACCCAAATGCTCCGCAATGTTCATTGCCTGGGTATTTAAGTCCATCCTTTATTATTACGTTATTTTGTAAATGTTTAGGTGGTATCCATGAAATTAAAAATCTACCGTCTTTATTAGGGTAAAATATAACTCTAGAGTCCGGTATGCCATTCTCCCATTGAAAACTACCTTTTGTTACTATATTTGTATTTCTTAAATCCTCGTTATAATCTATTTGTTCGTATATCTTTGTAAGATTAAACAAAGACTCTTTTGTTTCGTCTCTGAATGCGTGTTGTTCTGTTTTAGGAAACTGTCTATAGTATTCATTTAATCCATCTGGATCATTTTTTAAACCATCAACCTCGTTCTGCCAATGTTCTAATACCCCGTATTCTATAATATTTCCATCAACACCTTTTACCGGTTTTTCTGGAGTGTCGAAGACAGGTACGCCATAAGTATCAATGAATCCCTCGTACGACCATTCCATAGGTATGAACAAACTATATAATCCTGAACTAGTCTGTCCATTGCGGTTTCTTTTCTTAACATCTGAATCATAGTAAAGTCTTTTAAAATTTTCACCTCCTTTATCAAGTGCATTTGACGTTGAACCCATCATACACTTACCGATAATCTTACTACCTAATCTTAAACAGGTTTTAGTAACCCTCCAATTATTTAATATGTTGTCGGGTCTTAACCATTTACCACTCTCATCATGAACTAATAGTTTAAGTTTTTCACCGTCATAAGAGTTATCGCCTGTATTTTTCCAGTCTATTGTTGTGTCAAGTCCTTCAAGTTCTTCAGGATTTTCTTGACTATCTAGCTTTCTCCTTGTAAACTTTGAAGCGGGTATTCTATAAGCAAGCTCTGTTTTTGGTCTATCCATACCATCTTGTATGGGCTTAAAGAAAAAAGGATAGTTAATTGAAATGGGGACAACTTTATCGGTAAACATTGTTTTAGCATCGGCTCCTGATTTTGATAATATACCAAATCTAGAATCGCTTGATATAGTAGCTTGATTTACAATTTCAGAAGATGACATAAAAGAAAACCCGGAACGTCTGTTCTTTAAATAACACATTCCATAACATCTTGAATCTGCTTTACAAGCTTCCCAAAATATAAAAAATAATCTATTTGATTCTCTAAAGTCTGGAGCACCAACGTCAATCTTACTCCATTGTAAGTACATATAATGCGTTCCAGTAATATAAGTAGGAATTCCATTATTATAAAATGAAAAACCTTCCTCTCTGCGCTTAAATTCGTTATCTACATAATCGTACCATTTTTCCTTGAAATGATCTGGATATTTATTCCAATCAAATACACTTTTTATTTTTTCAAGTTCTTTTGGTATTTTTAATTGTTCCCAATGCTGTTCCTCTTTTTTTGGAGTTCTTTTGAAAGGCTCCTCAATTAAAGGCAATGCAATCCTTAAATTCTGTATTTCGTATATTTCACCAATTTTACCGGTTTTGCTTATAACAACTAGATCGTGCTCTTTATTATAACCATATTTCCATTTATTATATCGGTTGTGTTGTTTAATTACCGAAGGTTTTACGTAGCCAGGTAGTATTCTATAAAGTGTTTGCTCGTACATTATCTAGACCTCCCTTCTGCGAATCCTTTAAAAGTTTTTATTGCGGGATCTTTATCTTCTTCTTCTAGCATACGGGTTTCATCCTGTATTCTACTTAGAATTTCAAAAGCATCAAATATAGCCAACTTCTTTGTCGCAGCGGCGTTTTTTAATTTATCTGCGGATAAATCATCATCCCCATTATCTAAAATAGCCTCCTCTGCAACCTTAATTAATTCAAGTACTGCTTTGTGCCCAGCTTGGATTATATTCTGTTTCGTTTCCTTTATATTCATATTTAATTACAATATCATTTGATTTCATACAATATAATCTTTCGCCATCAACTATAAAGTCATATTCACCATAAGGTTTATATCCTACTAAGTCTCCACGATTGATTTTAAGCTCATTTAAGGAACTATTATCGTACTTTAGTATTCCAATAAGTCTTTGCTCTTTATCTAGCTTAAAATGATCTATATTCTTTAATGGCTTTACAAAGCAACGGTCGCCCACAGTATTCCATTTATCATCTTGCTTATATAAATATATTTGATCTAGTTCACAAAAGTATAGATCTTCCATAAGATATGAACGGCTATTCTTTTGCTTTCCTCTAATGTCATAAAATCTTCTAAATACATTATGGTGTATAATAACTAGATCGCCTACTTTTATATCAGTGTTTTCTATTGCTAATGGAATAGCTACAACCTCTGCTAGATTGTTTACAGATTTAAAACTTTCAATCGATGTATTAATAATTAATTCCTTATCCCCTACCGATACTTTATTATCATATCGATCACCCACTGGTTTTACTAAATAACTAAATACACTTCTCATTAATATTCTAAATCATATTCAACCGCAACTGCCATATTAATGTTAAACTTTTTCCACGGCATTACCTCATCATTTTTCTTTATATGTATGCTGTAAGAACTATCAGTTGAATCAAATAATATATGGGAAATCTCATGTCCCCCATATACTACTTGTCCTACCGAATAATGCATTGCGTTATCTTTATAATCCGCACCAATACTTATTTTTCTTATAACTTGGTCCACAATTATTCATCTTTTTTCTCAATTTCGGTATATGAACCGTCCTCAAGATTAATATTTATAGCACCATACTCATTTTCAAGTTCAACTTTAGTTTCCTCAATTTCTTTATTAACCTCAGCAATCTGATGTAATAATGCGTGTTTTTGAGATTCTAACACCCCAATATTGGATAGCATCATATTTAATGCTTTTTGTTGATCTGTAATTTTGTCTAATTGTTCTTTTGTGATTTTGTTTTCCATTTTTATTTAATTTAATTATTTTTTAAACATTCTATTATTTATACCTAAAACGGGAAACTTCACATTTCTCATAGTGATTTCCCGCTAGGCATTATATTATAATACGTATTATCTTCTAGATCTTTTCATTGCATCTTCAAAATAAGCTACTTGTTTTTCTTTTCTACCTCTGTCAGCAATACTGTCTGATATAAACTGATGACGAAGATCGGTATTAGTCATTCGCGATGTATTCTTTGGATTTAGATAGGATCCAAAAGCTTGAGTTGTGCCTGTACCAGGCCCGGACGCCCCTGCTTTTGCAACTATTTTCCCTGTTTTTTTATCAGTAACCATACTGTTAGGACCACCACTCTTAAATACTTTGTCAAAATCTGAAATAGTAGATTGTCCTGTAAGAAAGTTAAAAGCAACACCTTGTTGTTTTACTGAACCCTTATTCACAAGATTTGTGGCTGAAGCGGCTGATTTTGCTGTTACTCCTTTTTTGAGTTCCGTCTCTAGTGAGTGTTTATAATTTTTAACGTCTGTGTCTTTTTGTGCAGCCTTTTGTGCAATATATGCTTTCGTTTCTTTAGAATCGCCTTTTGGCTGAGTTGTTACCGTAGTCGTGCTTTTAGGTACTACTTTCTTTTTTAATGGTGTTGTTGGCATCTTTTTTGTTTGTTTAGTTTTTATTATTTACTCTTGTATATATTAGCACGCCAGGGTATCCGCTACGCACATCTAAAGCCATAGTATTTTCATTTATAATGGTAAATGTTGAAGACGCTTCAAAATCTAATTCTTCAAATACAGTCTTTAAATAAAAGGTATTATCTACTATCTTGTGCTCTAAAATAGTTAAAGGATCACCTGTATAAGATGAAACTTCTATTATTGTTAATTTGTTATTATCTGAAACATTAAACCATATTTCAGTGCCTTGACCATTAGAGGTCCATTGTCCCTTTAAAAATTCATTGCTCATTTTTTGAGCATTAGCAAAAGAGAACATAAAAAATAAACCCAGTAATAAAAATAATTTTTTCATAATATATTTGATTAAAGTTATATATTATTATTATTACGCGTATTTATTACATTTTATTACAATTACTTTCTTTTAACTTTACCGTATTCTTTTTTTTGCTCAGCTTTTGATTCCGTTTTTTCGTGTTTCTTCATTGCCATTTTAGAAGCATATTTTTCTCCTGTTTTTTTTTCTATTACTTTTTTCATCTTTATATATTTATTAATTATATACTCTTATTTCTTTTTAGTTTTAGTTTTTATTTTTTTTGCTTCGGAAAGCATAACTTTAGTAGGTTTTTTATCAGAACCTTTATTGTCTCTAATATTATCCCAAAGCCCTCTTTTAGAATAAGATCCATCTTTTCTTTTTAACAATTCCATTTGTCTAATGCTAATTTTTTTCTTGTTGGTTCACCATTTGGTTTTTTCATAGGCCCTGGCATACCAGACATTCTAGCACAAAAAGATTTACGTCTTTTAGCGTCCTTGCTTCCAGGTTTTAATTTAGATGGTTTTGTAGTAACTGCCGTTTGCAATTTACTGCCTGGGTTTTCTTTTCTATATGAAGCTACTCCTTTAGCATTTAAACCCCCTTTAGGGTCCTTACCCTCTTTACGAGTCCATGCTGCCGTCTTTGCCATTTTTATTTTGTTTTAAATGAATCCACTTGTGTAATGTATAACCTATAGATACTAAAAGCAAGGCTATTTTTAAGTATGTCTCTATATTAGTCATACTTAACATTAATGATGTGCCGTTTAGTAAATATACTCTTGCGTCTGTAATATTCACCTTATCTCATTTTAACACGTTGCGTAATAGGTTCTTTAAGATGAACTTCGCACCCGCAATCTTTTTTTAGTTTTATACCATTTTTACCATTACTAGCCCCAGGTTTCATTGGGTATCCCGCAGTAGCTAGGGGGCCATCCCATAAGTGATTTAAACCTGATGTTTTAGGTTTTTCTAGTTTTAATAAATGAGGGTCGTTAATATCGGGACTGTACATAATATAGTTATTTATAAGGTTGATAAATTGTATTTTGGAGTCACCGGCATTTTAGGCACTGGTGGTTGTTGAGGAGTAGCCATTTGTCTATCAAACGACCCCTGCATGGGAGCACCATACATATTAATCATCGACTGTTGATCTCCCGGTGTAAATGGAACTTGAGCCCCTGTTTGTTTAACCCCAGGATTAAATAGTCTAGGATCCACTGTAGCGGATGTTGGCTGCATTTGGTTTTGAGTATTTGTAACTCCTATGTTATTCATAATCGGTATTTTTATTTGCGTTATTTATAGACTTAATCAATACTGTATCCATATAAGTCTTTCCTCTCATTATCTTGTTGCTTCTTGGGCTTGTTGGTATTTCTTCTTCGCCAATCATTATTCTGTATATGCGATTTATTAGCATCCTACACTTAAAAGAAACTTTATATATATTGTATTTTTGAGTTGTACGATTTCTATTTCTCCACACAACTATCCATCCTTCTTTTAATAAATTGTTCCAACGTTTGTTGTCCCAACTGTAAGCATATGTACCTATCTTGTAGTCTTGCTTTGTAAAAAAATCCATGCAATCAAAATAGATTAACAATTCTAAATCTGCATCGGTTAAATTATTATTCCTGCATGCCCACCTACGAATTAGCCTATAATGTTTTAATATATTGTTATTTCTGAGATCGCTAAATTCTAAACGTTTCATAGTTTAACAACAATATCATCTATCTTTATTAATCTGTAATCTTTATCTACCCCTTCGAGCATATGACCGGCAACCATATCATATAATATTTTAGTGCCTGGTTCTAACCCTAATATAGGCATTCCTGCTGAAATAATTTCTGCTTCCCTATATCTTATGTCTTCTCTAGTTTTATTATCCATTAGAAGTCCTTTTTCGCTTTTGCTTAAAATATCTTTTTTAGGCAAAACTATTACATATTTACCTATTGCTTCCATCAATTCTTAAATTATTGATTACACAATCGGTTGACAATATAGTTATAGCTACAGACGCTGCATTCCTTAATGCGCTTTTAGTAACAAGCAATGGATCAATTATTCCCGCTTCAATCATGTTAACAGTTTTACCTGTTACAACATCAAGACCAACTCCAATACTTGATATAATTTTGTGAGATACCTCTTCAATACCCGCATTGTCTAATATAATATTAAAAGGCGCTCTAATAGAATCTAGTAATATTTCTTCTCCTATAGAGAATGTGTCTATATTATACGAAGCATTTAATAAAGCAATTCCTCCTCCCGGTACAATACCTTCTTTAATCGCTGCCTTGGTTGCGCAAATAGCGTCTTCAACTCTGTCTGCTTTTTCTCTAAGCTCTATATCTGAATTAGCCCCTACTTTTATTACAGCAATTTTAGCGGATAACCTAGCCAACCTTTTTTCTAGTCGTATTACTTCGTTAGGTTTTTTGGCTTTTGATATGTCCCTTTTTATATTTAGGATAATATTATCCACCTCTTCTGTTTGCTTGTTAATCTTTAATATTGTTTCTTGATCGTATGTTATGCTTTTTATACAATTACCTAAATACTCAGGCTGTATCAAATCCATATCATCGCCAAGATCTTCGTTTATAACTGTAGCGCCTGTTAATAGCGCTAAGTCATATATTGTATCTTTTTTATTTACCCCGTATGTAGGAGCGTTTATAACATTAACTTTTAAATTACCTTTAACCTTATTCATAGCCAATGCGGCTATAACCGGTTGATCTAAATCTGCAATAATCAATAATGCTCTCTTTTGTTCTATTGCATATTCTAATACAGATCTTATTTGTCTTATATTAGTTACCGGCGATTCAATTATTAAAACTAATGGATTTTCTAATTCAGCAGCTTTAATCTCTGGGTTGGTAACAAAATGTGCATTAACTAACCCTTTATCATATTGAACCCCTTCTACTATTTCTACTTCTGTTTCTGGCAAAGCTGAATGCTCTAACATAACAACTCCTGTATTACCAACGGCTCTAAAAGCATCACCTATTATTTTACCTAAATATGGATCATTGTTAGCGGATATTGTTGCAATCTGATCCAACATATTATCATCAACAGTTATGCTTATCTTCTCCAGATAATCTATTACTTTATCTACTGCTGATATTATACCTTCTTTTATTTTTCTTTCGTTTGGATTTTCAACCATGTGCGCATTCTTTAAAATAGAGTGTGCTAATATTGTAGCGGTTGTTGTTCCATCTCCAGCTTCTTTAACAGTCTTGCGCGCAGCTTCTTTTAAAAGTCTTGCTCCCATATTTTCTATAGGGTCTAATAGTATAATACTATCCGCTACCGTTACACCATCTTTTGTAATAACTGGATTACCAGAACTATCTTCAAGCATCACACATTTACCACTAGCCCCTAATGTAGAACTAACAGCTTTAGTTAGTTTTGTTATCCCTTCGAATACTTTATTTCTAGCCTCATTTCCAAAGCTAAGATTCTTTACAATTGCATCTGTCATGTTGTATTTAATTTGATTTAATTTTATAACAGTATTATTACGTAATTTTTACGGTTTTTAGTTATCCCTGCCCCCTTGATAACTTCTTATAATTTTTAGACGTTTTTAAATTAGACGTTTTAGCTTTAGCATGAATGCCTGGTCTTGCAATATTTTTTACAATATGTTTAACAACCACGGTTTGTTTCGCCATAATAAATATATAATTAATATTAATAATATCCACCAAAGAAAACTCCAATAATTTTGTTCTTTATTAATTATTTTTGTTTTGCCAACTTGGTGTTCTTTTGTTTCTATTTTAGACGTTGCCGCGGAATCCATACGCTTAATATTAGACTCCTTTTTAGTGTTTGTATATAATGTATTAGATTTATTCTTTTTGATCTTTAAAACAACGTTTTTATAACTTTTACCGTCAACTATAATTGTTTTACTTGAATCAATAGGGGTTATAATAACCTCGCTACTATCCGTGTTTATAACCACTTTTGTAGAATCTGTTTTATTTGTAGTATCTATTTTTGTAACTACAACCTTTGTTTCTACAATACTATCTTTCTTTATATCAGTTTTATCAACTAATACTTTTCTTGACGAACAAGATATAAATATAATACCAGCTAAAATAAATAATAATTTTTTCATCTTTTAATCTTTTACTTGAAAATGCATCCAGTCATAATTTTTTTCTCTTCCCATGCTTTCAAAACCATGTTTGTAAAATATGTCAATCATTGGTTTATATTCTATGCGAGCAAACCGAGCTGTTTTCGATGTTTCTCTTAATAAGTTCCTGCCCGGGTTTAAGTCAATAGCGCAACCCCAACTATGAACGCTCAATTTAGTGCCCCCCCTCATTAAACGGTAATTAAAGCAACCACCATAATCATCAATCTTTAAATCACTGATTGCATCTTGACCATAAAATTCCAATATGTCATTAAAGATTGCTAATAGTTTATCTGCAACTAATTTATGGCAACGGATTTTATTTACTTTTTTACCGTCGTAATACATAGGGTAAGGTAATGTTATTGGCACAAGATACTCTTTACCATCTTTGTTTGGGGCTCCGTATTTATCTAGAAGTTCCTTTTCAGTTATCATCGTTATTGTTTTTCATTTTAGAATATACCGTAACAGAATCTAATACTGTTTGGCTGCTTAAATATGTAATTGCAATTAATGCCCAGTCTGATGACTCTAAATCTGCAAACATTAATAAACCACTAGCTATTAAGAAAACAAATAATTTTCTACTTATCCATTTATTTATTAATGTGTCTAAATTTTTTCTACTCATATTAAAAACTTATTATTATTACTAATCCATCTCCTCCTTTTCCACCTGCACCAGCAACTAAACCACTGCCTGTTGCGATAGTTGCTGCACCTCCACCACCGCCACCTGAACCTATTGCGCCATTTCCCCCTTTTCCACCATTAAAACCTAATAATCCCCCACCACCACTAGCTCCCCCTAATGAATAAAAAGGTTTCCATGACATAATTCCATTACTACCAGGATCTGCAGTAATACCATCATTACCTGTTTTTATTAAGGGACTTATGCTTGTTGCAAGTATACTACCACCACTACCTGCACCTGCGCTGGTTATTTGTGATGTTAATGGAGTAACATCAAAATTTATTGATGGATTTGGACTAGTTTGTCCTGAAGTTGCAACCCAATTTGCTAGTGATAAAAAATTCCCTGATGTTACCAACATTGCACCTTCTCCTGCAGCTGTACCACCAGATAAAGTACTGGCGCCTCCTGCTGCTGCCGTACTCCCAGATCCTTGAACTATATTTTGTGCAACTATTGCAGGTTGTAATCCTACCCAACTTCTAGTACCTGAACCACCCGAAGTACCTACCCCACCAGAAGTTGTTGCGCCTGCTCCACCTGCTCCACCTAATCCTACTTGAACGTATAACACATCAGGTATATAGTTTGCATTATATAATGCTCTTGAAACAGCACCGCTACCACCTCCTATACTTCCTACTGTATCATATGTTAATCCAGTTCCACCGCCACCTCCACCAGCACCTCCAATGCACATTATCCAAACATAACCACACTTCCTAGGTTTGCGCCAAGTTTGCCAAGCACTTCCATTAGCATTGAATATCTGTATGTCTTGCTGACTATTTGGTATATGAGATAAATCTAACATATTATAAACTTGTTGTTATTATTACAAAGCCATCACCACCTCTTCCTCCATTTCCACCAACTGCTGTTCCTGTTGCACCAGTTCCTCCGCCACCAGAACCTCCACCTGCTCCAGGTGCTCCATTCCCACCATTACCCCCACTCATTCCTAAGGCAGTTGAACCACCACCTCCCATTCCTCCATACAGTATTAATGTAGGTTTATAAAGTATTATTCCATTTTGTCCATTTGTGCCGAGTGGGGTAGCAGCAACAGCTGGAAATACGCCAATTGCTGAGTTAGCTCCTCCTGTACCTGAGCCACCCCCTGCTGTACCGGGAAGCACAAAATTAGCTGGTGTAGTATTACCTCCACCATTGATTGCTTGTCCTATAAATCCGGTAACTCCTGCTTGAAAAGTAAAAGTTCCTAAATTTGTAAAAATATTGTTTGCTATTAATGATATTGTTTCTCCTACTCCTGCAGTACCTCCTGTTGTAGTGGCTCCTCCACCACCTGTTGCTGGTGTAGTTCCTGAACGTAAAACTACATTTGATACTGATCCTGTACTAGGTATTAAAGTTACAAAACTATTTTGCCCTGAAGAACCTGCAGTTCCTGCTGCACCTGCTGAAATAGTAGCTCCTAGACCCCCTGCTCCACCTATTCCTGGTAATATATAAAGTATGTCAGGAAGCAGATTTGCATTAATAGTTAATCTTGCAGTTGCTCCTGTACCTCCACTGCCTCCACTAGGTCTGTTACCTGGGGTGTTAAGGTATCCGCCGCCACCTCCTGATCCTGGACCTTGACAAATAATATTGACAAGTTTAGCTCCACGAGGTTTTATCCAAGTCTGCCAAGTTCCTCCATTGAAGAAACCTTGTACATTTGAGTTTTGAGTTTGAAAATAGGATAAATCTAACATTATGTTATAACTGTAATTATTACTAATCCATCACCACCATCACCGCCATTACCTGCAGTACCTGTGTTTCCTGCACCGCCACCGCCACCGCCACATCCATACCAACCGTTTCCACCTCTTCCTCCTGTTGTTAGTGAACCTGCTCCTCCTGCGCCTCCTGTTCCACAAAATGGTTGAAATGTTCCATATCCTGAATCTCCATTTTGCCCTGATGCTACACCTCCATTTACTTGTGTTGTTAATATTGCTGATGCTGCTGTTATACTTCCTCCACCAACAAATATTGTTGCTGTTTTATTTCCACCTCCACATCCGCCTGTAATTAAATTTGTTGCTAAAGCTGCTTGATTTACCCCTGTGCCAGTAGTTCCTGCAACTCCTGCAATAGCAGTAAAAAGTCCTAAATTACCAAAAGCAGATAAAGATATTGTTGATATTGTATTAGCACCAGCTCCTGTTCCAGTAGTGTTTCCTCCCCCTGCAACTGTTGTTGATGATTTACATATAAGTGTTTGTTCTGATGTTGATGGTTGTAATCCTATGTAACTTATACCACCACTACCTCCCGCTGTGGTAGTAGTAGTTGCTCCCGCTCCTCCTTTACCTACTAAAATATAAATTGTATCGGGAAGCAAAAAAGCAGGTATAATTCCTTTAACAATTCCACCAGAGCCACCTGCTCCACCACCGTTTGTTGTTGCACCTCCACTTACTCTTGCCCCACCACCACCAGCTCCTAAACAGAATATTTCTATCATTTTAGCATTGCGAGGTTTATTCCATGTTATCCAGTTACCTGCAGCATAGAATGTATAGGTTTGTTGTTGTTGAGATGGTATGTTTGATAAGTCTAGCATATATTATATTGCCCAAGTTGGAGTTGGAGGATTAGCATCAATTACGTGGCTTTCAACAGGAAAGTCAGGATAGGTTAATGTATTACCATCCAAGTCTGTTATTCTAACTAGATTACCATTGCTAATTTCTTGATACGCTTGGAAATCCCATCCAAGTGTAAACTGTATTAATATGTATTGCATAGCTTTTAATATTTTCCTCCAATTACACTTACATAATAACCTGCTGCAACTGTTGTACCTAATGTTATATTTAATTTATAACCTGCAGGTAATGCAAAATTTAATGGTAATTCATAAACAGGTTGAGCTGATGTTTCAGAAAGAGTTGTTGCTGCAAGAGTAATTTCATCATAAAGAATATTATTACCTGCAGTTGCATTAGTAGAACCATTGTTTATAAAGACACGTGCTACTGTTGCAATATTAGTTCCTGCTGCTCTAAATCTTATTCTTTGTACAAAACCTCCATCAGCATCTGCTGTAAAAACAGTCAGAACAGTTCCTGTTCCATCTTTTGCTGTATTTTGAGTTGTTATTGCTGTTGTTCCCCATTCTACATCTCCTGCAATAGAAAATATTGGTGCTGTATTTGCTGCCATAGTTATTTATTTTTAAAATATGTTTTGTAATCCTACTGTCATTGCTTGTACTAATCCTAAATTAGGTTTAGCGTTAAATGTACTCCAATTTGCTGAACTTAATACCCCTCTATTTGTAGCACTTGCTGTTGGCACATTTAATGTAATTACAGGTGTAGTTGTCCCTGTTGCTACACTTGATGTTAAATCTGTTCCTGATGTTCCTAATGTTAATGCGGCTACAGATGTTACTGTTCCATTACCTTTTGAATTAAATGTACTCCAATCCGTTGAACTTAATTTTCCTGTATTACTAGCAGAAGCTGTAGGAAGATTAAATGTATGTGTTGTACCTGATGATGATATATTAAAATCTGTACCGCTTCCATTAGTTACTAATGTTTGAACAGATCCTGTTAAACTATTAAGAGCAGTTATTCCTGTTCCTGCCATTATTCCACTCTGTTGTGTAATAGTTAATATAGTGGATTGAACGGCAGGGTGTGCAAATGGACTTGTTTGAGCAGTTTCATTTATAATAGACATGTTAACATCTGCACTTGCCCAATATAATTCTATTATATCTCCTGCTATTAATTCTATAAGATAATTCCAAGCAGCCATCATATATGCAGGACTATTACCTTGTAATGATATAACACCTGAACTTGCAGTTACATCAGTT